GTATATCACCAATTGGCGTAGCTCCTTTAGGCTATGAAGATATAACAGCCACACAAAGTGCTGGATATAGTTCAGTTACAGCAACGCAAAGTGCAAATTACACTGCAGTAAATGATTGACAATGAGTTTAAAACAAATTAAAAAAAGATACTAATTAGGAGTACAAAATTATGGCATCAACTTATACGGCTCTCGGTGTAGAATTAATGGCAACTGGTGAAAACGCCGGTACATGGGGAACAAAAACTAACACCAATTTAAATATTATCGAACAAATTTCTGGTGGATATACTGCACAATCAATTGCAGGTGGAGCTCAAACAACTGCATTAACAGTTTCTGATGGTTCAACTGGTGCTACTATGTCTCATAGAATGATTGAGTTTACAGGTTCAATTACTGGAAACCAAATTGTAACAATTCCTTTAGATGCACAAACTTTTTATTTTTTAAGAAATTCAACATCAGGTGCTTACACAGTACAATTTAAATATGCATCAGGTTCTGGTGATACATTTACTTTTTCTGCAACAGATAAAGGTGATCAACTTGTATTTGCTACAGCAGACGATGGAACTAACCCTGATATTTATACATTAAATTTCGGTGATGTAACTCTTGATGGAACACAAACTTTAACAAACAAAACTTTAACTAGTCCTAAAATTGGAACTGCAATTTTAGATACGGGTGGAAATGAATTAATTAATCTTACTGCAACAGGATCAGCTGTTAATGAAATTACATTAGCAAATGCTGCTACAGGTAATGCACCTACTATTACTGCTTCTGGTGAAACTAACGTAAGTCTTAATCTTGTTCCAAAAGGAACAGGTACTTTACAAGGAAATGGTGCTGCTTTAAAAATTGCAGGAAAAGAAACTATGTGGGTTCCATCTGCAGCAATGTATGCTTCAACTACTAATGGAGCTGATGCAGAACAAGTTGAAACAACAGCAACAAGACCAGATATGAAAGTATTTGATTTTGATGCTAGTACAAAACAATATACACAATTTACAGTAGCTATGCCAAAATCATGGAATGAAGGTACTTTAACTTACCAAGTTTACTGGGCACCTAGCACGACTAACACAGGAAATGCTATTTTTGGTTTGCAAGGTGTTGCATGTGCAGATGGTGATACTATCGACGTTGCATATGGAACAGCTATAGAAGTTACAGACGCTGGTATAGGAACAGTTGAAGACCAACAAATTACAAGTGAAAGTAGTGCTATGACAGTTGCGGGTTCTCCTGCAGCAGGTGAACAATCTTACTTTCAATTATACAGAGACGCAGCAGACGGTAGTGATACATTCACTGGTGAATGTAGAGTTTTAGGTGTTAAATTATTCTTTACTACTGACGCGGCTAACGACGCATAAGGAATTTAGATATGAAAAAAATAGACATACCTTTAGTATTCGAAGGTAAAGGAAATAAAAATAAAAAATCAAGTAGAGGTAAAATGTTTGGTTACCAAGTCTTAGGATTTGGTTCTGGTGGTGGAGCTAGTCCACCAATAGATGTTGATTATTTAGTTGTGGCTGGCGGAGCGGCTGGAGGCGGCGGATCTGGCGGCGGAGGAGCTGGCGGATACAGAACATCTTTTCCAGGAGGAACTAAAATTACAATCGAATCTGGATCTACTTATACTGTAGGAGCTGCAGGAACTTGGGATGCACCAAATCAATGGGGTAACCCTGGCGGAAATTCAACTGCTGGAAATATTTCATCAACTGGAGGAGGAGCAGGAGCACCTATATCTGGATCTGGTAATCCAGATGATACTCCATCAAGAAATAATGGTGGTGGAGCAGGATCAAATGGCGGATCTGGCGGCGGCGGCGGACACAGAGCTAATTCAGGATCTACTGGAAATTTAGGAGGCTATTCACCATCAGAAGGAAATAATGGTGGCTATCCAGGTGATAATGGTTACGCTGGTGGAGGCGGCGGCGGTATCGGTGGGGTCGGAGCAAATGGAAACCAATCTGGTCCAAACTCTGCTGGAGGAGCTGGTGGAGCTGGTACAACAAATAATATTACAGGATCACCCGTAGGTTATTCTGCTGGTGGCGGTGGAGGCCCTTGGTCAGTAGGACCTGCATCTGGAGGATCGCCAGGAGGTGGAAACGGAGCTAATTATCCAAATGGATCTGGTAATGCAGCGTCAACTAAAGGCTCAGGCGGTGGTGCAGGAGGAGTAATTAATAACTCACCTAAAACAGCAGGAGCTGGTGGAGCTGGTCACGTTGTTTTAAAAATGCCTGCTGATCAAAGTTACACAATTGCTCCAGGATCAAATACAATAACTGATCACCCAGGTGGTGATAAAATTGCCACATTTAATGTAACAGGAAGTTTAACTTGGTAATGAGTAAAGTTTTTGCACAACTAGATGATAATAATGTAGTCACTAATATATTAGAAGGTGACGATAGTGATACAGATTTAAGTGTCTCTAAAAGAACTAACTCAACATGTATGACAGTCAATGAAGGAATTGGAATAGGGTATATTTGGCAATCTGAAAATAATAGATTTATTGGTCGTAAACCTTATGATGATTGGACATTAAACAATGAAACAGGAAAATGGGAAGGTCCTGTAGCAGAACCTTCATCAAGTAATTATACAGATTCAGAAAACGTAACTACAGATTTACAACCATGGGATTTATATTGGGTTGCTGATCAAGATAGATGGGAATGTATGTCTGCAAGCTTATCAGAAGACAAAATTCCTAGTGTTTTTTATTGGAACCCCTCTAATTCTACTTGGAATCTTATTTCATAACTCTAGACATATCTTATTAATAATATATAGTCTGCACATAAAGAAATGCAGTTAGAATTTGATTATTGGTGGTTTAAAGAAACATTGCCTAAATTATTATGTAAGGACATAATTAATTTTGCAAAATCTAAAAATGATTTAAGATTTGGAATTATAGAAGGTATTCAAGGCGTTAATAAAAAAAGTAAACAATTAAATAAAAAACAAAAAGAAAGAACATTTAAAACAAGAAATTCAAATATTGTTTGGTTAAAGGAACCCTGGATTACTGATAAAGTAATACCCTATATAAAATCTGCAAATAAACAAGCTGGTTGGAATTTTGATTTTGAAAGTTGTGAGAGCATGCAATTTACAATATATAAAAAAGGACAATATTATAATTGGCATTCAGATTGCGGCATTAAACTAGATAAAGATGGTCAAATTAGAAAATTGTCTGCTTCTATTATATTAAATGATCCTTCTGAATTTGAAGGAGGAGAATTAGAATTTTGTCATTATACAAAACCAAATGAAAAAATAATTTTAAGCACTGAAAAACAATTAACAACCGCAGGCTCTATGGCTGTTTTTCCTTCATTTATGTTTCATAGAGTCAAACCAGTTACGAAAGGAGTGAGATATTCATTAGTTGTATGGCTAAGAGGTTTCCCATTAAAGTAATAAAAAACTTTTTAAGTAAAGAACAGCATTTATTTATAGCAGATAAATTTAATGAACTGCCTTGGTTTTTTAATTCTGAAAACTATAAAACAAAACCGGATAATAATTTTATGTTTAATCATTCATTTTTATACGATGGTGAATCAACTAGTAATTATTATGATGCTTTAATATTGCCAATTGTTTTAAAATTAAAAAGTATAGTAAAGTTTGAAAATTTATTAAGAGTTAAAGGTAATATGTATACTAATCAAAATAAGTTTGTTGAACATGTTTCACATAGAGATATAGAAAACACTTCTAGTAATTATATAATTGGAGTATATCATATTAACACTTGTAATGGTTATACAAAAGTAGGAAGTAAAAAAATAACGTCATTAGAAAATCAAATGATATTATTTGATAACAAAGAAAAACATTGTGGTTCTGTTCAAACAGACACACAAAGAAGAATGTTAATTAATTTTATAATACAATGAGTTTTAATAAAAAAGGATATCAATTAATTAAAAAAGTCATACCTCAAGATATGGCTAAACTAGCTAGTAATTATTTATTAGTTAAAGAACAAGTTCTTAACACTTTATTAAAAAATAAAGTTATAAGTCCTTATCAACAAGAACACGGTATAAATAACGATACACAAGTTATGGGAGCTTTCTCTATATATGGAGATGTATTAATGGATTGTTTCTTGTTAAAATTACACAAACAAATAGAAAAAATTACAGGAGAAAAACTTTTTCCAACGTATTCTTATGCACGTGTTTACAAAAACGGAAATGAGTTAAAAATACATAAAGACAGAGACGAATGTAAATTTTCAACTACTCTTAATTTAGGTGGAGATAGTTGGCCAATCTACATGGGTAGTACACCGATAACTTTAAACCCTGGTGATATGATTGTTTATAAAGGATGCGATATAAAACACTACAGAAAACCTTTTACAGGTAGTTATTGTACTCAAGTTTTTTTACATTATGTAGATGAAGAGTTTAAAAAAAATGTATTAGATGGTCGACCACATATTGGTTTATCTAGATTTAAAGGTTTAGAAGAGGAAATGAAATATGTCTACGATAACTAATTTATTTCCAACTCCTGTTTTAATTTCAGAACTAGGAAGAGATTTTACAAAAAAAGAAATTAATTTTGTAAAAAATACTTTTAATAAATGTCGTACAAATCGAGGCAATAAAATATCAATAGACCATTCTATCTTAAATAATAAAGAATTAAAAAATATTAAAAAATTTATTAATGATCAATGCAGTTATTATTTAGAAAATATAATTTGCCCTGCTAATAAAGATATTGAATTATATGTTACTATTTCTTGGTTAAACTATACTTCAATTAATGGGTATCATCATACCCATGCTCATCAAAATTCTGTTGTGTCTGGAGTTTTTTATTTTGACGTAGACGAAACAGAAGATAGTATTTCTTTTGTTAAAAATCAATATAATCAAATAGAAATTACTCCTTCAAATTTTAATCTATGGAATTCAAGAACATGGTGGTTGCCTGCTAAAAACGGCAGATTATTAATGTTTCCATCTAGTTTAAATCATGGAGTTCCAACTAAAAAAGAAAACAAGACAAGAGTAAGTTTATCTTTTAATACGTTTATTAAAGGCGAACTAGGTGATATAGATTCTACAACCTACTTGAATATTAATAAAAGTAGTATATACAAGTAAACGAAAGCTTTATGAAAAAGAACGAAAGATTGGTTAAAAATTTTTGTAAATTTGAAAACTGTGATTTTAATATGATTAGCCAGTTATTTAAAACTGGAAATTTTAAGTCTATGCATAGCAGTATGTGGAACAGTGACTATGTTTTAAATTCAACGTTTCAAATAAGAGACGTTCAAAATCATGTAATATTTCAAAAAATATATAATAAATTTAACGAGTTTTATAAGTTACCAAATCATTATTATTCTAACTTAGATATATTTTTTTCTTTTGCTCCGGGCACATCTAGCAGTACACATAAAGATAATTATAGTGTAGGAATATTAGCAGCCTATAATGATATTATAGTTAGAGTAGAAGATCAAAACTATATACTTAACCAAGGTGATTTGATTAGTATTAATGCAAATGAAACTCATCAAGTTATTGGAATAAATCCAAGAGTAATACTTTCATATGGCTATACAATTAAAGGAGAAAAACTATGAATGACAATGCAATGATAAGATTAAAAAATAAAATTCAGTTTTTAGAACAAGAAATAAAAATGCTTCAAGAATCAAAACAACAAGAAATTAATGTTAAAAATTCTGAAGTTATGCTTAATAAAGATTTACAATCACAAATAGAAACTCTAAAAATATATGTTGAAACATTAGTTAAAATTAATGATACTTTTGTAAAACAAATTTCTGAACTAAGAGTTAGACTTAAAAATATTGTTTTAGATGTTGATTATGAAACAACACGAGATAAATAAATTAAATAATTTTATTGGTGGTTTTTATATAAACAAAAGTGCCTGTAAAAAATTAATAAAAGTTTTCGAAGACAATCAAGACATTTCGGTCAAAGGAATGTCTTATGGAAAAAATAATAAATCGACTGTTAATAAAAAAATGAAAGCTTCAACAGATCTTTGTTTAACTCCAAGTCCAATTTATGGTTATTATTTTAACGAATTACAAAAATGTTTAAAAGAATATATAAAACAATATCCTTCAGTTGATTTATTACCTCGTTTTAGAATAATGGAAAATTGTAATATACAAAAATATAAAAAAAATGAAGGATTTTTTAAATGGCATTTTGAAAGAGGACATGGATTTACTTTAAAAAGAGTACTAGTTTGGATGACGTATTTAAATACAGTTGAAGATGGTGGACAAACAGAATTTAAACATCAAAAATTAAAAATAAAACCAGAAGAAGGTCTTACTTTAATTTGGCCATCTGATTGGACACATACACACCGAGGGATTACTTCTAAAACAGAAACTAAATATATTATAACTGGTTGGTACAATTTAGATTTTAATGATAATTAAAGAATGTATAAATTTTTTAAGCAATAATAGTAAATCAAATATTGATAGTATTATGGCAGATTCAAATTTTCCTTATTACATGAGTTCTTCTCATCAAGAAAATTTAGAGTATCCCTATTTATCACATACATTATTAAAAAGACCGGAAGAAAGAAACCATAAAGATTTTAATTCTCCTTATGCAAATTTATTTTTAAATATTTTAAAAGAGTTTGAAAATAAAAATAATATTAAAGTAAATCAACTTTTAAGAATTGCAATAAATCTAACTTTTAATTTTGGTAAAAAAAATTCTTTTACACACAAAGATCATGAATTTGATCATAAACAATTAATTATTTATTTAAACGATTGTGATAAAAATGCAAAAACCGTTATTTTAAATAATAATAAAAAAATAATTAAAAAAATTACTCCAAAAAAATTTAAAGGTGTATTGTTTGATAGTTGTCATCATTATATGATTTATCCTAAAAAAGGATACAGAGTAATAGCGGTATATACTTTTACATGATTATACAAAAACACATAGAAAAACAAGTTCCTCAAGACTATATGTTCATAGAAGGCACTATAGATATAGATGCAAATTATTTTATTAATAGAATTAAAAAAGGTTTTTTAAGAGAAGACAATAACAATCACCACACTTTCGTTAAAGATAGAATGACTTCATGGAGTTATTTTAATCAAGACGAAAAATTCTTAAAAATATTAAATAAATTTATTTTTTATATTGATCAAAACATATCCTTACCAGCTTATCGTTTAAGTGAATCATGGGGATATAATATAAGCACAGAAAACCAAACATCAGAACATGACCATAGACCACACATATGGTCTGGTGTTTTATATTTAAATAAACATAATCAAACGCTAGATTTTAGAGAAATATCTAAAAAAGTAAAACCTGAAAAAGGAAAGTTTGCTTTATTTTCTGGTTTTTTAAAACATCAATCCTTAACTCATTATGAAAAAGACAGCAAATGGGGGATAAGTTTTAATATGGGCACCTCTATAGAATATAAAAAAGTTTGATCTCTGTTTTAGACTGAAATATAATACTACAAAAAAATTAAAAACCATATATAGTCTGATATTATGCTACAAAAATTAGGATTTTTACCAGGTTTTAATAAACAAGTTACATCTACTGGAGCCGAATCTCAATGGACAGGAGGAGAAAATGTACGTTTTAGATATGGTACTCCAGAAAAAATAGGTGGTTGGTCTCAATTAGGAGATAGTAAATTAACTGGTGCAGCTAGAGGTTTGCATCACATGGTTAATAAAGATGGTATTAAATATGCAATTATTGGAACTAATAGAATATTGTATGCTTATTCTGGACAAGTATACTATGACATACACCCTTTAGTTAATCCATTAGGAACAGCTATTACAAATGCATTTAGCACGACTAACGGATCACCGATCGTAACTATTACATTTGGTAGTGCACATAGTTTTGAAGCTGGAGACATTATATTATTTGGTGAAACAAGTACGTTTAGCGCTATTACAGGTTCTAATTTTGGTGCTGCAGATTTTTGTGATAAAAAATTTATGGTAACAAGCATACCCTCTGCTACTACTATAACTATTACAATGGATGGTAATGAAGGAGGGGCAGGAGCTACAACTTCTGGAGGCATAACTTTTTTTCAATATTATCATGTAGGTCCAGCAGAACAAGTTGGGGTTTTTGGATGGGGTATATCTCAATGGGGTGGAACATCAACTGCACCTCAAACAACAACTTTGAATGGTGCATTATTAAATGACGCTAATGGTACTGGTGGATCAGGAACTAGTATTACATTAACATCCACACTTAATTTTCCAACAACAGGAACAAATTTTATTCAAGTAGGCACTGAAGAAATTTCTTACACAGGTGTATCTGGAAATGATTTAACAGGTATCACAAGAGCTGTAAGAGGAACAACCAGAGCTGCTCACAGCAATGGTGCTACTGTAACTAACTATAGTGAATATTCGGGTTGGGGTCAGTCATCTGTTAACACAGATACTGTTGCTGAACCTGGTATGTGGGCATTAGATAATTTAGGAAGTACACTTATTGCTTTAATTTTTAACGGAGAATGTTTTGAGTGGGATGCTGATGCTGCAAATGCTACCAACACCAGAGCTACAATTATATCAGGTGCACCAACAGCGTCACGTGATATGTTGGTATCTACTCCCGATCGTCACTTAGTTTTTTTTGGCACAGAAACTACCATTGGTAATAAAGCAACACAAGACGACATGTTTATAAGATTTTCGTCTCAAGAAGATATTACAGATTACACACCTACAGCAACCAATAGTGCTGGTACACAAAGACTGGCCGACGGATCACGGATCATGGGAGCTGAACTTGGTAGAAATGCATTATATGTTTGGAGTGATACAGCTCTATTTACCATGCGTTTTGTAGGAACTCCTTTTACATTTGCTTTTGAGCAGGTGGGTACTAACTGTGGATTAATTGGTAAAAATGCAGCTGTTGAAGTTGATGGTGCTGCATATTGGATGTCAGAAAATGGTTTCTTTAGGTACACAGGTAAACTGGAATCGATGGATTGTTTAGTTGAAGATTATGTTTATGACAATCTTAATACAACATCTAATCAAATGGTTTATGCAGGTATTAACAACTTGTTTGGCGAAGTTACTTGGTTTTATCCAGAAGCTAACTCTAATGTAAATACACAATCAGTTACATATAGTTATTTAGATTCTACTGCCAAACGACCCATATGGTTTGTTAATGCAAGTCCTTTGTTTATTAGAACTACATGGCAAGATTCATCTGTATTTGGTTTACCTCATGGGACGCAATACGACGCTGACACAGACACTTCATTTGATGTAACAGGAAACACGGAAGGAGTTTCATATTACTATGAACATGAAACAGGAGTTAATCAAATAAGACTAGGAGTAACAACAGCTATTCCGGCTAATATAACTTCTGGTGATTATGATATTACACAAAAAGTTATTAGAGGAGCTGCAACTAATTTAGGAGATCTTAGAGGTGATGGTGAAAACATTATGAGAGTAAGCAGAATTATTCCTGACTTTATAAATCAACAAGGAACTTCTATTATACAATTAGATTTAAGAAACTATCCAAATGATACAGCAGCTAGCTCATCACTTGGACCTTTTAATATTACATCTGGCACCACAAAAGTAGATACAAGAGCTAGAGCAAGGGCTATAGCTCTTACAATATCTAATACGGCAGTAGATACCAGTTGGAAATTAGGAACTTTTAGGTTAGATATACATGCTGGAGGAAGACGATAATGTCAATTACAAGATTACAACAAGCTAGACAGATGTATGCAATGGGTCAAAGAGTTGCTAAAACTATGGATGGTTCAAGACCTGGTTATGGTGGTGGTGCTACTATGGGAGCATCAGATAAAGGTTATCAAGGTGGTGGACAAGGTGGATATGGTGGAAGTGATGATCGCGGTGCTAGCAAAGGTTTTGACAGAGACTACGGTGGAGGAGCTGATAATACTTTTACCCCAGCTCCAGTAACAGAAACATTTCCAAGTAATTTTCCAACAGACGATAAAAAAACTTTTACTATTTCAACAAATCCTATGGATTTCAAAGAACAATACAGAATAGGTAATGTTCCGACCAATGTCACTGGTGTACCCTCTTTTGTAACATTTGATAATCCATACGTGTCACTCGAATTAGAAAAACAAAGAAAAAATAATATAATTGATGCTATTAATTTAAGAGGTGCGACCTATCCAGGAGGAGTTAATGTTCCTCCTTATGTACCAGGTGGAATGATACTAAACGCAGCAGGAAATTTTTTAGGTGGATTAGGTTTTGAAAAAGGCAAAAAATTTTTTGCAGACAACGTAGCAGGTAAATATGGTTATGGTTATGGATTAAAAGATTATGAACAATATATGAAAGATAGAACTTCTGGAAAAGTAGGGGCTTATGGTAATGAAAACATGGGACAGAATGCAATTAATGCACGTGGAAAAGATAGTTCTAGAGAAAATTTAGAAGGTATTATGAGTGTTAATAATAATCAAGATTATGGAGATGAAGATGGCGACGGAGATGTTGATCAAGATGATTTTATCTTTAAGTATTTTGATAAAACAGGTGAAACATTACAGGCAGGCGCTGGAGGAGTACAGGATTTAATGTCATCAATTAGAGAGAGAATTAGTAATATATTTTCATAATGGCAAAGATAGTACAAACATTAACTAGAGCAAGCTCAGAATACGAAGAAGATGTAGCACAGTCTTTAGTTAGAGATTTAGATGCAGTTCTTGAAAAATTAAACACTACATTTCAAGAAGAATTAAAACAGGAGATAGAAGCTAGAAGTTTCTTTTTAGATTAATGGCAACAGTAAACCAGTATAAATTTGTAGGCATAGATAATAGCACTAGTGGTGCTGCGTTAACTCCGTTTGGATCTGGTAATCCTTTAGTCAGTGAAACATATTTGATTAAGTCTATATTAGTTACTTCAGCTGGCACACCTACTGTAACTATTATAAATAATAGTATTACAGCTATTAAATCAGCACAGTTGACAGCAAACACAACAACAGAATTATTAACACAGCCGCTAATAGTAGAAGGTGGTAAAACTTTTACAGTACAATCAAGCACTTCTGACTCGTTTGATGTAGCTATTAGTTATTTAAATATCAAGAAAGAGGTAACAACATAATGACAGATGCACCAACACTAGTACCTGAAAAGATAATAACAACAATTAAGAACAAAAAAACAGGTGAAGTTTATGAGAATGAAGAAGCTTTAAAAGCTGCTAATATACCTGAAGAGGACGTGCAGAGAGACGTAACAGTCATCATGCCACCTCTTGATTTGTTCGCAAAAACAAAGTAAAGTGGCAAAACCATGGCAATAACAGATATACAAATTTCAGAAGAATTAGAGACTAACGCACCATCTATAAAGTATAGTGGTAATGAAGGTCCTAAATCTCCACAAGAAGAGATGATGATGGTTGATGCCATGTTACAAGAAGAGTATGAAAAATACGTATACGATTTATTAGAAATTAGACCTGAAGCAACACCAATGACACTAGAAGAATTTAAACAAATGGTTATTGCAGAAGGACAAATGTCAGGTGGTCAACCATTACCACAAGATCCAACAAAACCAGTTAATCCTTTCCAACCAAAACCCACAGGACCAACTTTACCTGACAGACAAATGGCAGCCTATGGTGGTATGATGGGTGATGATGGTAGACGTAAATATGGTTTAGGAAGTTTTTTAAAAAAAACAGTTAGAAAAATTATACCAAACGAAGTAGCAGAGATTGCAGTTAAAGCTGCACCTTTTATTGCACCATTCAATCCATTAGCTGCGGGTATTGCATCAGGTTTAGGTAAATTTGATCAAACAGGAAGTATTAGCAGTGGTCTTAAATCAGGATTAATGAATTATGGTTTAGGTCAAGTAGCTAGAGGTATCGGTGGTGGTATGGATAATTTACAAGGTATGTCTTTAAAAGTTCCTGGAGGTGGTGAAGGATTTAGAGCTTATTTTAGTAATCCTATTCAAGACACTGGTGGACTAGGAGAATTTTTAGCAAACAGATCAAAAGAAGCAGTTAGTGCAAGTTCTTTATCAGGAGAAGAATTAATGGCAACAAGAAAAGAATATTATAAAAATCCAGCACTACAAGCTAAGTATGGTAGTGTAACAGAGTATCAAGACTTTATAGCAAGTCAAAAAGCACCAAATTTAAATTTATTAGATAAAGCTGTAAGTACTTTTACAAATTTAAGTCCTTTTACAAAAGGTGCATTAAGTGCTGGTGCAATAACAGCATTATTAAACATGGGTCCAGAACAAACTGTATCAGAAATCATGGACCGTGGTGAAGGTATGGATGTAGAATCTATTAGAAAAGAAGTACAAGAAGCATTTCAAGATGAAACTGGTGAAAAGCTAGCAGCATTAAGAGTTAAATATCCTTATTTAGGAAGAATGGATACTAAAGACATAGAAAACATGGCTATGGGTGGTAGAATTGGTAAAGCCGAAGGTGGATTAATGGACCTTGGTGGTATGGAAAAAGATTATAGAGCTGAAGGTGGGTTTGTACCTATTGGAA